AAGCTCTACCGTCTTTGGCTTCAATAAAAGCAACACCTTTTTTCTGGAAATCATATAAGGGTTTCTGCAATCCGGGAATTTCAACTGTTTCCATATCATCCACATGAACTTTGGATCGGTTGGCAAAATCCAAAAGGGCTTGATCCATTTCAAACCCCCATTCCTGCAATTTTTCAACGGATTCAATGGACAAAGGGCAGGACCAGTATTTCGGGAATTCGGAACCGTGAAATTTCCTGCCGGGAAGAGATTTCACATTGTTCAAATCTTCATGGTTAAAAGGAAAGGTGATTTTGATTGCTGCTTTTCCGGATCGTTGATATTTGACTTGGATTGCTTCACGTTTGACCTGATTTGATTTTGTTCGTATCATTTTGCCAGCTCCTTTCAAAGGTTTTATGGCGGGTTTTGATTGTTAATTTCCCTCAGTCACATAATCCTGATACCGTTCCCAACATTCCGGACAACGGTTGGTCAGTTCAATCAGGGATTTTTCACGGTTGATTTTGTGTAATCTTTGTTCTTTTGGATAATTTTTGAGCAATGACATATCAAAATTAAGAGGGCTTTTATGATTATATTTACGATGTTTCATTTCCTGAGTTAATAAAAAGTGCCGCATTGCAATTTTACCAGGTTCAATCAAGTCATTTCGGATAAAACCGTCAATGCTTTTTCCGCTTTTCAAATGGGAAACCAGCATATGCAATTCAACGTGTTCCCCGAGTAGGTGATTTCGACACATGATTCTTGGGTCTACCATCCACATTCGCATGATTATTCTCCTCTGTTGAATCCTTGCCAGATTCCATCGTCGTCTAGGCCGCGGTTCCTCAGTTGCTTTCTTGCCAGGGCAACCGGATCAATTTCACCTTTCACGATTTTGGTTAAAAGTTCGGTATGGGTCATATTGAAAATGTATTCGGGGTTTCTTTCGTCGGACATGATTTATTCCTCCTTCCCTGCTTTACCCGGCGGGGATCGGGTTTTGGCTATAGTTTGATCACTTCAGTTTTTGTTTCGTGATGGCCTCCATGTCCATCACTTATGATTTCATTCCATGTAATTGTGATGATCCCGAGTTCCGGTTCCAGTTTCGCCGTATGACTGTATTCATCCCCTCGCAATCTGAGTGAGCCTTTTTGAAGGCTCATCAAAATTGACATGGCATTTGATGATCGGTTATCAATCCAAAATTTAGCAGAATCAATATTGGTTACAAAATCAACGGCTTTGATTCCGATGGTGTTCCCGGAAAGTCTCTGTTTGATATTGTCGAATTCCGGCATCATTTTGGTTTTGATATCTTCTGCCCATTTGATTTGTTTTTCTGATCCGTTCATCTTGATTCCCTCCTTGATTATGTGTGTTTTTCCCTAACGTTTGATTATAATATATACCCGAAAAATGCAAATGTCAAGCTTTTTTTACATTTTTTTTAAAAATAATCCTATTTATTTTCATTTATTTATCTAATCAAATCCGACCTACCTCAAATTTATCTAATAAAAACCTTGATTTATCCATAAAAATAAACCCATAATACGCATAAATCCATCTAAAACCCAATAAACGAAATGAAACGCACAAAGAAACCAGCAAACGGTCACAGAGACACTCCCCAAACAGATAAATCCTATCTCTTTAAACCCCTATACGAAATCGGAGCCGAACATTTAGTCAATACTATGATGGGCCGACCTCCTTTATTTCCTACCCCAAAAGACCTACTGGTTGAATGTTTCAAGTATTTTGAATGGGTTAACGCAAATCCGCTATATGAAGAAAAAGGATTTGCTTATCAAGGTAATGTTGCACGAGAATCATTTTCCAAGATGCGGGCCATGACATTAACCGGTCTTCAATTGTTTCTCGGTATCACAGATCAGACATGGCGGAACTACAGGGACCAGTCAGATTTTTTTGGGGTCGTGACATATGTAGAGCAGGCAATTTATGATCAGAAGTTTACAGGCGCTGCAGCGGACTTACTTAACCCAAAGATCATCATACGTGATTTAGGATTAGCAGATAAGCAGGAATTAACAGGTGCAAATGGTTCACCCATGACTTTCCGGGTAAAGGTGGATGATGATGATTCAGAATAATTCAAAACCCATCCCGTTTGAAGTCACCGTACCTGTCAAGGTGTTTAACAAAGTCTACCGTCCATTCATCGATGACTTAACCCCGACCCAAATCTTTTATGGGGGTTCATCTTCTGGTAAATCTTATTTCATAGCACAGCGGCATGTAATGGATGTGATGGACGGGCGGAATATTCTTTCAGTCCGAAACATTGCTACAACCATCCGGACATCATCTTTCAATGAAGTTGTGAAGGTTATTTGGAGATGGAAGCTCACGCCATTTTTCCAGATAAATAAATCTGAACTTACCATTACATGTAAAAATAACAAGCAAATCCTTTTCAAAGGTCTGGATGATCCGGAAAAGATCAAATCCATTACCCCGAAAGACGGTGTCATTACTGATATTCATGTCGAAGAAGCTACGGAGACATCGGAAGATGCTATTCGTCAGCTTGCCCGTAGGTTAAGGGGTAAATCAAAACATCCAAAGCGATTGACGTTCTCCTTTAATCCGATTCTCAAGTCACATTGGCTTTTCAAAAAATATTTCACTGGATGGGAAGATGATCAAAAGATTTTGCAAACTCCGGATCTTTTGATTCTGAAAACAACCTATCTTGACAATGACCATCTGGATGAAGCTGACCGAAAGATCCTTGAGGATGAAACCAATCCTTATTGGCGGGATGTTTACACTTTAGGAAATTGGGGTGTGCTCGGGGATGTGATCTTTACCAATTGGAAAGTCAAGGATCTTTCCCAGGAACGAAAAACTTTTGACAATATCCGGAATGGACTTGACTTTGGGTTTGGAGCTGATCCCGTAGCTTTTAACCACATGCATTATGACAAGAAACACAAACAGCTTTTCTTCCTGGACGAATTCAACGCACACGAATTAACTAACCCCGAACTGGCAAAAGCGATTAAACCGATTGTGAATAACCAGAGAGTTGTCTGTGATAGTTCGGAGCCCAAAAGCATCAGAGAATTACAAACACAGCCAAGTAAATACCGGATCAATGCTGTTGGGGCAAAGAAGGGTCCTGACAGTGTGAATTTCGGTATTCAATGGATGCAGCAACAGGAGATCATTATCGACCGGAAATGTCAGAATGTGATTAATGAGTTTCAATCGTACCAGTGGAAAAAGAATCATGCTGGTGAAACTCTGAACATTCCAGTAGATAAGAACAATCACCACATTGATGCCGCTAGGTATGGTTGTGAAGATTGTATGGAAGAGCGGAAAGTTGCTGGGAGGTTGTTTTAAGATATGGCAGAGACAAAGGCAGAATTGATCACTAAGGTACAGCGACTCCAAACCCTGGTGCAACTATCCGGAACCATGCTGTCCAGGATTGAGTCTTTCTCAAGACTTGGATACCAGTATGGTGGAGACAGGGACATATATGAAGCCCTTGGATACAAGACAGAACTTGATTCCAGCGATTACTACGCCCAGTACAGCCGGCAGGATATTGCCAAAGCAATTATCAACAAGCCTGTCTCTGCGACATGGAGAGGGGATTTGACAATCACCGAATCCAGCGATGACAATGACACTCCTCTTGAAATCGCTTGGAAGGAGATGGAGAAGAACCTTTCCATCAAGTCGAAGTTCTCCCGCCTAGACAAGCTGGTAGCTCTTGGACATTATGGGGTGTTGCTGTTAGGGTTCGATGATGTTCAAAGTGAATCTGATTTCTTCAGAGCGGTAATTCCGGGCAGGGAGCTTCTGTATGTCAAGCCACTGACGGAAACATCTGCTCAGGTCCAGCATTGGGAGGACGATCCCACTTCAGAACGATATGGTCTGCCGAATCAATACCAACTCAGCATCATCCTTCCGGGCGGGCAGAACAGCAAATTGATTTCAGTCCATCATAGCCGAATCATTCATGTGGCTGGAGAGGATCTTCTGGAAAACGAGATCGAAGGTGCTCCAAGATTGGAAGTGGTCTTTAATCGTTTGAAGGATCTGGAAAAGATTGTTGGCGGTTCAGGGGAAATGTTCTGGCGTGGAGCAAGGCCAGGGTATCAGGGTAAGGTCGATCCTGAATACAATATGACTGAAGATACCATTGACGGTCTGAAAGAGCAGATCAGCGAGTACGAACATAATCTCAGACGCATCCTGGTGAATCAGGGAGTCGATCTTGAAGCCCTGGCGGCTCAGGTATCCGACCCCTCAGCGCATGTTGAAGTCCAACTGCAAATGATTTCAGCGGTGACTGGTATCCCCAAACGGATTCTGGTTGGTAGTGAACGCGGGGAATTAGCATCTAGCCAGGACCGTGATAATTGGTTTGACATGATCCAGTCCAGGCGGGAGGAATTTGCAGAACCCAGAATAGTACGTCCGTTCATAGACAGGTGCATCGAGTACGGAGCACTTCCCCCGGCAACTGAAGAGGGGTACGGAGTTGAATGGCAGAGCTTATATGAGCAGTCTGATAAGGACAAAGCAGAAGTCGGTAAGATCAGATCCGAGACGCTGAAGAATTACAGCTCAGCTCCGGTGAATCAGGATGTCATTCCACCGGAAGCGTTCTTCAAACTGTTCATGAACTTGGACGACGACCAGATCGAGTTGATCCAGGAACAAAGGGACGCCGCAATAACAGAAGAAGAGATGGACTTTGAGGAGGAGATAGTATAATGGGAAAGATCATAGGGTTTGTATTCGGGTTATTGCTTATCTCGTCAGTAGCATGGGCGGGGGCTGTCACTAAGACGATAAGCTCTGCGCCTCCCGCTGCTGGAACCTGGACAGGGGCAATCGCTCCATTGGGCCAGAGTGGTAATGGATTTCTGAACATATCCGTATACGGCGCGACTTGGGCGGGGACGGTTACTCTTCAGAGATCATTTGATAATGGGGTCAGTTGGTATGACATCACCACTTTCACGGCTAATCGTCAGAAGGCGCTTGTCGATAGGGAAGGTGGCGTCAGATACCGGATCGGGATGAAGAATGGCGCATATAGTTCCGGTTCAGTTGCTGTGAGGTTAAGTCGATGAAAAAATTACTTCTTCTTTTATTGCTAATTCCGAGTCTCGCATTCGCCGGAGATTTGGATGGTGTGGGCATCCTGGGGTTTATGACGGATCTGGAGGTGGGTTCTCTTGACATCACAACCGTTACTGACGGCAACATCCCCTACATGCAATCCGGCGCGGCTGGATTCGGGGATTCTCCGTTGAGTACGGATGGAACGGATGTGACAAATAGTGGGGTGTTAAACAATTCTAGTACAGTATACGAAGCAATTCATGCAATAGGCCGTGCAGGCCACGCAGGTTTCGGCGTTGCGGCATATTCAGGGACATTACCGGATGGATTCAGTGTGATGACTGGTTCCGATAATCCGTTGTCTATAAATTATGGGAATTATGAATATGCAGACGGGTCCATTATGGTCTGGATACCAAAATTCTATTATTTCGTCCACGATGGGACGTATCTCCCCGCCAATTGGGTTGAGATCCGCGGCGCTGATTACTTCGCAGATACTGCCACCGCCAACGCTGCCGGGTATGCACTTCATAGGGCGTTTATCGACGGCGGCACTGAAGTTGATGGGTTTTTTGTCGATAAGTATAAATGTTCAAAGACCGCTCATGGGGCTGGGTATATTGCCAGTTCTATTAAAGATGGTTTGCCTATTTCAACCCACGCCAACCATAATCCTATCGCAGATCTGACTGCATGCGATACAAATGCATATTTTGAGACGATTGACGCTGCTCACGCACGAGACGGGGTGGATGGTGCCGTTAATGCAAACAGCATCTTTTTTGTATCATCCCGATTTATTCAAGGCGCTTTGGCCATGTTGTCAATGGCTCAGGCTCAAGCGTCTGCGGCAGCCACATTCAATAATGCATGGTTCAGCAGCAGCTACCCCTATCCGAAGGGTTGTAATAATAATGCCCTCGCGGACACAGATGACACGTCCGTGACATATACATCGGATGGATATTCAAATTGTGGCAAAACCGGGTCAGGCACCCCTTTCAATAAGACCACGCATAATGGTCAGCCATGCGGGGTTACGGATCTCAACGGCCTGATATACGAGGTCAATATTGGGATCACCTGCATTGCTACCAGTGATACGATTGAAGATATCAGCCGAGCGAATCCTGCTGTTATAACCGAAACCAGCCACACAAAAACGACCGGTGGATATATCATGTTGACTGGAATTGAGGGTGGCGATTGGGCGGCTCTTGATGACAAATTGTACAAAGTCACAAAAATTGATGCGGACACGTATAGCCTTGATGACATTGACACGTCGGGGTATGCTTTGGCCTATGTCGCTGGGACGAATCACGGGTCCACAGCGTTCGGAACGTTCTATGTGGCAAAACAAGCCACTTCAATGAAAGATTTCACAAGCGGTAATTCAAGCGCCACGGATCATTGGGGGTCCACCGGGTGCGCCGCCATGATGGATTCGTTTGCACCGGCGTTTAAGCCCGGAGGCGGCTTTGCTCAGCGGTTCGGATCCGGAACAAACCAGGTTTTGTCGGACGCAACATCCGGGAACTCCTGGCTGCTCACAGGCCTGGGATTGCCTGTGTCTGGCGATGGTGTTGATTCAACGGGTACGGCGCAATTCGGAAGAGATTATTTTTATCAGTATGTTCGCAACGATCTCTGTCTCCTATCGTGTGCGCCTTGGGCCAACGGTTCGTCTGCGGGGGTTTGGTACGTCCATTGGAGCGCCTCTCGGACGTATTCGAGCGACCACGTGGGCTTTCGCGCGGCCTGTTACCCTGTAGATTAGCGCGATAGCGCGGGTTTTAACAATGGGTGTACACTCTGAAGCAGGTTTAAATAGAAAGTTCATAAGGGAATAAAATGGGAATAACTAAAGAGATAAAAGAAACCATACTCTGCACAATCAACGACAAAAACTATGTGGCCGTTGAGGATAAAGACGGGTACGTGCAGTTGGCTGAGAAGACTGAAAAGGGTTATCTGATCATTTCAGGCGAAACTCACACCGCAAAAGAAATGCGGATACTTAGAAAAGCGATCAAAGACGCTACCCCTGCGATTCAGACGATTAACGCTCAGGTAAGGGCGAAGATCCGGGAGCGATATTCTGTTGATGATGAGATTGGAAATTTAAGAGTCCCGGAATCAGAAAAAGCTGCCGAATGGCGGGCGTATGCTGAAGAGTGCGTGGCCTGGGGCCGAGAAGAAAAGGCGAAGCTGGGACTGTGATGAACGGACAATTATGTCATATCGATTTCGTTTTGGAGTATTAAAATAAAAGTAAGAAAGGTGGGACCCCCATGTTTCCGATAGTTGTCACAGACGCCTTATTATTGACAGTATTAATTGTCTTGCTGGCAAACATTCGGCGGATTTTGGATTGGTGGTATCGGTTGCGGGGCACTAAAAACCAGAGGATGTTGTAATAAAATGCATTTAACTCAAATACAGTCATCAATTCAGATTTTAAACGAATACGATCCTACGCATACAACCACGCTGAGAAACCAGTTTGCTGTTGAGATGGGGAAGCGGTTTAAATGGCTGCGGGGGCAAATCCGGAAAGCTGTAATAGACCGGGATTGTTTTGGGTTGAAAAGGCCGAGTACTTTTCAATTGCCGAATCATAGGGAATTTGATTTCATACGGTCTTCAGCAAAATTACAGGCGTTTGAACAATGGTTAAACGAACAGATTGAACAGGGGATTTTGGAAACATTCAGAGCACCTCAATTAGGATCAGGGGTTGAAGCGGCATGGACGAACAAGTATATCACGACCGCTTACCAGAAGGGCGTTGTCAGGGCCAGGAACGAGATGCGAGCTGCTGGGATGGATGTCCCGGTGCTCGAATCCGATGAAATGATCCAGGCTGCTTTCAACCAGCCGTTTCATTTGGATCGTGTTGGTCTAATATCGACCCGGGTGTACAGCGACCTGAAAGGGATCACAACAGCGATGGATACTCAGATCAGCAGGGTCCTGGGACAAGGGATTGCTGATGGTGACGGTCCGATGAAATTGGCTCAGCTATTGACTAAGACGATAAGTGGTCCTGTTGGTGATCTTTCACTTACGGATACGCTGGGGCGTTTTATCCCCGCAGAGAGACGGGCGAAGATATTGGCCAGGACGGAAATTGTAAGGGCACACCACGCCGCCACGATGCAGGAGTACAAGAATTGGGGGGCTGAGGGCGTAAAGGTAAAGGCTGAGTGGACTACGGCAGGGGACGGTCGGGTCTGCGCTGCTTGTTCAGCGTTACAGGGGAAAGTCTACACTCTGAAAGAGATGGAGAACAAAATCCCGCTTCACCCTCAGTGCAGATGCATCGCGTTGCCGGTGGTTGAAGATGAAGTGGTGGGGGAGACAAGTAAAACAGAATCACGAGATATGCGGCTACCCCTAGAAGATTCCGGTAATAGTGCAGGTATCGTTAAACAAATTACTCGTGGGAAAGTACCTAGTGCGCAAATAGACGAATTGTTCCCGAAGTTAAAAAAAGAGGGGTTTTATTTATCTGATTATCAAAAAAGGTGGTTACAAGAAGGTACAGTGCATCTTGAGGATGTGCCAATCACTCTTCCTTACGAATGGGAATACACTCCCCCGTTATCCGCAGAAACCCCCGGAGTCCAGAACATGCTAGCGGACTTCAGAAAAGGCTATCGTTTTCCAGTAATCGAGGGTTTTTATGATGATGACGGGAAAATACGAGTTGCAGATGGGCAGCATCGTTTAATTTGCCAAAAAATACTCGGGAAAAAGCGTATAAAAGTGTTAATTACTAACTGATAAAGGAACAACCATGAAAGACTATAAAACATATTCCGAATTGATGTCCGATTACATCCCTCAAGTCAAGATGCACCAGGGCAAGAAGCATCTTGTTGTCCCTGTCATAATGATGGTGGAGGGAGTTCACCATGGCAGCAATGGTCCACTGTTTCATCCGGGCGACGAACTGTCCAGATTCGAGGCAGCTTGGAACGGCATTCCTATTGTTGTCCAGCACCCTGAAGTCGATGGAACGCCCGTATCAGCGAATCAACCTGACATCATTGAAGAGAATGTAGTGGGTCGGGTGTACAATACCCATTTTTCCTCTGGCAAGCTTAAGGCAGAAGCGTGGCTGGAGGAGGATTGTCTGTCCCGTGTATCCCCGGAAGCGTTCAGTTATATCCGGGAAAAGAAGCCGTTGGATATCAGTGTTGGTGTATTCACTGATGATGATCCAACAAGCGGGACTTGGAACGGTGAGGATTATACCGCAATTTCACGTAATCACCGGCCAGATCATCTAGCGTTACTCCCCGGTGCGCGAGGTGCATGTAGCTGGAACGACGGTTGCGGGGTCCGTGCCAATTCGGAGGGGGGTGATGGAGTGACAGAAATTAAAACTTTAGCCCTGGATCAGGTCCAGGTCGCAGAAGATGGTCTGCGAGCATTGATTGAAACAATCCAACAGAAACTTGATCGAATGGACACGGATACCCGCGTTCATTTTTTAGAGGAGGTCTACTCTGATTATTTCGTCTATCGGGTGTCAGGACAGGAAGGCACTGAGCCTGAATACTACAAGCGGAGCTATACTGTAAACGATGACGGACAGATTGAGTTCGGGGGCATGACTGCCCCGGTGATAAAGAAAATAACCTACAAAGAGATGAATAACAATAAGGAGGACGAAATGACTGAAAAGAAAACACCGTGTTGTCCTGAAAAAGTCGAGCTGCTTGTCCAGAGTGATGCTTTTGAGGAGACGGATCGAGATTGGCTGTCGGCGCTCGAACAAGGGCAGATTGACAAGTTGATCGCGGTCAACGAAAAAGCGGAGGAAGAGCCTGCTCCGGCAGATCCGGAACCGCAAATGAACGAGAACCAGGCCATCGCTGTTTTGAAGGATCACTTTTCCGATCCCAATAAGTTCATGTCCCTGTTGCCGGATGAAGTGCGTGGGCAGATGGAGCATGGCCTCAAGCTGTATCGGGATCGTCGTCATGAACTGATCCAAGGGATCAGCACAAATGCGGATGGTGTCTACACCGATGACGAGCTGAAAAGCATGTCCATCGATGCGCTGGAAAAGCTGGCCAAGCTGGCCAAGGTCAAGGACTACTCCATGCAAGGTGGCGGTTCCAATCTTGCGGTGAACAATCAATCTGAGCCTGCCCTACTCCCACCGGGTGTGGTGGTAGAGTAAAGCCCGAATTTCAATTAACAGGAGGACAAAATGGCGTACAACACGGTTAAAATCAAAAAATATCTCGACATCATCGTGGAGAAAGTAGCAAATGCTGCTATTACTCCGGGAATGTTGATCGAGCCTATGTCTACGGACAAGGTAAGGGCACATGCGACTGCTGAAGGGAACGTGATCCCGATGTTCGCTCTGGAAGATGAACTCCAGGGTAACGGGATCAATGATGCCTACTCGGCTGATGATCCGGTACAGTGCTGGATTCCCCAGCGTGGTGAGGAAGTCTACGCCATACTGGCGGACGGGTACAACATCGACATCGGCGATTGGCTGGCATCCAATGGTGACGGCTATCTTCGGGAGCATACTGCTGAGACGGAATCTTGGGAAGTCAGCGAGGCAGGGTCGGTTACGGTTACTCCCTTGCAGATTGTCGCCCAAGCCCTGGAAGCAGTTGACACCTCTGATTCGTCAGGCGGTGAGTCCAGTGGCGCCCTTGGCTATGCGAAGAGGATTCGTGTCCGAATCGTTTAAACTTTCAACATTACCATAACGGAGGAAACAAATGGAAAACGTAGCGATTGATTTTATCGGTCAGGGAAACGAAGCCAGAGGCGATCTGGCAGCGTTCATGGCCGCAAAAGGAAGGCTCGATCCGACGACTCTTCGTCCCTTTTTGGGGAGTGATGGGCGGGCCTATATTACGGTTTTCAAGGGCGGAGATCCGAAGGCTCCCGACAACTACAAAGCGGTTCCGATCCAGGCAAACGCTACCCTGAGAAGGGATGAGTGGAAACGTCTGGATGATGCGGTGCTGGGAATCTCCGAGAGCAGGCTCAATGGTATTCAGGATTTGATTACCGCCGGTCTGACCTATGACATCGGCTCCGGGATGAACTCTACTGTGCTGGAATGGCACGATGTGAGTGATGCCCTGTCTGCCGATCTGACGATGGATGGTGTAACCAGAGCAGCAGGCGACAGGCCGGTTTACACGACCAACTACCTGCCCCTGCCGATTATTCATGCGGATTATGAGCTGAATGCCCGCGTCCTGGCCGCAAGCCGGAATATGGGAAATCCCCTGGATACCACGCTGGCCGAGAGAGCTGCCCGGAAGGTGAATGAGAAGCTGGAGCAAATGCTTTTCACGGACACCTCTTATGCCTTTGGCGGTGGTACGATTTATTCGTACATCAGCCACCCTGACATCAACCTTGTCACTCTTTCTCAGGATTGGGATGACAGCGGGAAAACCGGCGCTGAGATTCTCCAGGATATCCTGGACATGAAGCAATCCAGCATTAACGCTTACCACTATGGCCCGTGGGCGCTTTATATTCCTACGGCGTATGAGACCACCCTGGATGATGATTATGATTCAACCACGCCGGGGACTACGATCAGAGAGCGGATACTGAAAGTCGAGGGGATCAATTCCATCAAAGTAGTGGATACCCTGACCGCTGATACCGTTCTTCTGGTGCAGATGACCAGCGATGTTGTTCGCCTGGTGCGTGGCATGGGAATCCAGAATGTTGAGTGGACTACTGAAGGGAAAATGATCACGAAGTATAAAGTCATGACCATTCAGGTGCCGCAGATCCGTTCTGATCAGGATGGTAATTCTGGTATCGTCAAGTTGGCGTAATAACCTTAGACTGCTAATCAGGCAGTCCATCTAAAAGGTGTAATTATGGAAAGAACAGTAAAGGCAGAACCCGAAATCCTTCCCCGCTGGAGAAAGATCGGCGGTGGATCATTCAGGATGGCGAGTGGCCGGATCATTAAGAAGAATCAGGTGTTCCACGCTGATCCAGATCAAATTCCTGAAGGGTTTAGGAATCTGGTGGTCCCGGTTGATGGGGTCGAGGAGAAGCCTATCGAGATTGTAACTCCGTCATATACTATCGAGTCCGGTTCGCCCGGATGGTACAACGTGATCGATGCAAACGGGAAAACCATGAACGAGAAGCAGCTCCGGCAGGCTGACGCACAGAAGATGGTCGAGGCTTTGCTGGCAGGATGATCTGGACCGCTCCTAAAATATGGGATGGTGGTCACTGCTGGATAATCGGGGGAGGAAATTCAATGCCGTATCAGTTCAACATTCCAGAAGATGTCATCGATGGAGTTTGCACTGGTCGGTTATTTCCTGATGCCTATTCGGATTATATGGAACCGCTACACAAGCAGCATGTGATCGGTGTGAATATGGCGTACAAGATAGGCTCCTGGCTGGATGTGATGTTCTTTGGCGATAGCGGATACTATCTCGTTCATCGCAGAGCATTAGCCGGTTGGCCTGGGTTAAAGATTTCATGCCATCCCCGGTTCGCCAACAAGAGAGGTCCCGCGATGGAGGGAGTTAAATTTCTTCAGCGAGATCACAAGAAGAAACACGGGATCAGTAATGATCCCCACAAGGTTTGTTGGAACGGGAATAGCGGTGCGGCTGCGATCAGCGTTGCCGCGAATTTTGGTGTGAAGCAAATATTCCTGCTGGGGTTCGATATGATGGCCTCTAAGTTCACACACTGGTTCGGGCAGCATGGGAACAAGAAGAAAGCAGGCCCGTACAAGAGGCACTTGCAGGGATTCCCCCAGATCGGAAGGGATGCTGAGGCCAGAGGGATTAAAATCTGGAACGTGAATCTGCAAAGCCAGATCAATACGTTCCCTAAAATCACACTTGTCGAGGCGCTGAGTAAATGTGGATGATGGACAGAAAAGAGGTTGGTACAGATGTCAGTATTGCAGGCATGATTTCGAGACCCTCAAGTTTGACAGGGCGATTGTGTACTGCCCACTGTGCAAGAGAAAGACGATTCCTTGGCCTCCAGAGAAAGGACACAGTGGAGGGGGAGCGATGAAAGCTGCTGTCTTGCAATCTCAGAATGCTCCGCTAATAGTAAAGGAATTAATCATCCCGGAGCTGAGCTTCGGCCAAGTCCTGGTTAGGGTTCACGCGAGCGGGATTTGTGGCGCTCAGATGGGAGAGATTTCAGGTGCAAATGGAGAAGATCGATACCTCCCTCATTTATTGGGGCATGAAGGTGGCGGGATTGTCGTGGAAGTTGGTCCTGGTGTCAGAACGGTAAAACCCAAAGACCATGTTGTTCTCCACTGGCGTAAGGGAACTGGAATGGAGTCGAGTCCCCCGGTTTATACCGACATGGACGGACATTCAGTAGGCGCTGGATGGGTGACGACATTTAATGATTATGCGATAGTATCGGAGAACAGGATCACCAAGATTGACAATGACATTCCCTTCGAGATAGCGGCTCTAATGGGATGCGCGGTGACGACAGGTCTTGGTCTGGTAAACAATGAAGCCCAGCTAAAGATGGGGCAATCCATCCTGGTAGCAGGGTGCGGAGGAGTAGGATTAAATGTCATTCAAGGAGCGGTTCTGTGTGGCGGGAATCCAATTATCGCTGTTGACAGTGTGTCAAGCAAGTTGGAGATGGCTAAAAGCTTCGGCGCGACTGATGTTGTCCTTTGTAGTGACGGTTCTGATTTTGTTGTTCTCAAGCCTGTGGATGTCTTTGTTGATTGTACCGGTAATCCTGATGTTATTGCTTCTGGGTATGCGCTTGCCAAGAAAACTATTCTTGTCGGACAACCGAGACATGATCAGTCATTGATTTTCCCAGCGATGAGGCGGAACTATTGTGGAAAGATACTGATGGACAGCCAAGGTGGTTTCACCAATCCGGCGCAGGACATTCCGAACTACTTGGGCCTCTATAAGGCTGGCAAGCTGAATTTGGACGGGCTTATTACCCATCGGTTTGGCCTGGATGATGTGAATGAAGCGATGAATGTTGCATATTCGGGCAAAGCGATACGCGTTATATTGGAGATGAAATGAGCAAACAAGAACTAATCAAGTTCGAGAAGAGAATTGCAAAGAGGTTCGATGATGGTGAGATCCCTTACCTGACTCATTTTTCAGGCGGGAACGAGGATCAGCTCATCGAGATATTCCAGGACATCAAGCCTGGAGATTATGTATTTTCGACCCATAGATCCCATTACCATTATCTGCTTCATGGAGGAGACCCAGAGCGATTAGAGAAGCTGATTCTGGATGGTAAGAGCATGTTTGTATTTGATCGGGAGCTTAATTTCTACGCTTCCTCAATAGTCTGCTCCACACCAGCAATAGCGGCCGGAGTAGCATGGGCTTTGAAGCGAAATGGAAGTGACAAGAAGGTCTGGTGTTTCATCGGAGATGGGGCTGAAGATGAAGGACATTTTGTGGAGGCTGCGCGATATGTTGATGGATGGAATTTGCCATGTACTTTCATACTGGAAGATAATGACAGATCGGTATCGGCGACAAAAGAAGAGAGGTGGGGTAAGTATGAAGCGCTCAGGTTTAAATGCTTGAGGAGTTATTACTACGAACCGACCTACCCGCACGGCGGCACGAACACTCCCGGATGGATAGACTTCAAGGCGAAGCCGGTCAGAGAGGAGATGATTCCTTCTACTAGATTATGGGACACTAAACCGAACAAGGAAGGTTACAAAGACGCGGTTATTGAATCGATGAATCTTTTGTCAGATGCAGGGTGCATATTCATCGGGTATAATGTCCGACACGCCTCAGCCTACGGGACGCTCAATGATGTTCCGCTTTCTCAGCGATTAGAAACGCCACTGGCGGAGAATCTTATGGCCGGGTTAGCGGTTGGCATGACGATGGAGGGATTTCGCCCTGTGCTTTACTTCGAGCGGCATGATTTCATCTTCAACGCCCTGGATGCTCTCGTCCACCAAGTCGATATGATTGAGACCATATCAGGCGGACAATTTACTGCTCCCATCATAATCAAAGCTGTGGTGGGCGGGATGTATCCATTCTATGCGGGAATAACTCATACCTCTGATTATACTCAGATGTGTAGGGATCTGTTTTATTTCCCGGTATTCGCTCCATCGACAGCCGAAGAGGTGGGCAATGTTTACGAATATGCCCTAGGCGCTAAAGGCCCGGTAATGGTTTCGGAAAGGAAGGAGCTATATTGATGAAGATACTCTTTCCGCCCGGCATAGGGGACATTTACTGGTCGTTGGTTAAACTTCAGTCTTTCCTTGAGAAGAAAGGCGAGACAAAGAAGCCTGACATCTATATCGGGACTCGCCCAGACGAATTCAACAGCCACAATAGGGCGTGGCCGTTTATCGAGATGTTCCCCTTTGTTAATTCAACCAGGGAAATCCTGAATGTGGACGAGAATCCTCCGAGGTTTTGGCAGGAAGCATACACCCAATCTGAAACGGGCATATTCGCAGATGTTCTTGGTTGTGATTATTTCATGGTTTACAATGGGCCTATCAATGCTGGAGTTTCTTTGGATGAAGTTGATCCTGAGTACAAATGTAACTGGGACCTGCCGATGACAGTTTCGCTGCATCAAAAGGAATATACAAGCCAGTGCATTGTTCAGTTCGGCGAGTATGTTGTCTACCATTTCGGCACCAGAGGGACTTATAAGTACTGGACGGATGAGTTTGATGTAGCCAAGATTGTCCGTGCAATAAGGAAAATTTCAAATCGTACAGGGACAAAGGCAATTCTTGCTGGGGGAATCTGGGATCGAGAAGACAAAGGACAATCCAGAATTGCCAAAGACGCTAACTGCATTGATATGAGAGGGGAAACCAGCCTGGAAGAACTATATGGGATGATTCGGGGAGCGAAGGCCGTAGTCGGATTCCCCAGTGGTCTGTCAATCCTGTCCCCCGCACTTGGGACTAAGACCCTCTCCTTCTGGAGTCAGTTGTATCCAGAGAATACTTGGTGGAATGTCGTCCCACCCAACACTCATGGTAAGCTGTATTACGCAGCAAGGACGAAGGATCTAACACCAGGGATATTTGCTGATCTGGCTGAGGGGATAATAAATGCCTAAGTCAGTTCTCATAACAGGGACGAGCAGAGGACTCGGCAAGGAACTGGTTTCCGTGTTCCGAGAAAACGGGTGGAATGTAGTCGAGCATCAGGGATGGAAGGACGGTGATCTGAAGCAGTCTGATACCCTTATCAAACTGAGGGATCTGGCGATTCAGAACAATATCGACATCCTGATTAACAACGCCGGGATCTATCGGAACAGCTTCCTGGGTAAAACTACCATACCGGATTTCAAGGAAGTCATTGAAACGAACCTCATGGCTCCTGTGAATCTGACTAAGTTGATCTGGCCCCATTTCCAGAATAGGAGATCCGGGACAGTAGTGTTCATTAATTCGGTGGCTGGGAAAACAGGGAGTCCTGGGGAGCTAGCGTATTGTACCAGCAAGTTTGGTTTGAAAGGGTTCGCCGATTCTCTCCAGTATGACGGGATCAAAGAAAATGTCAAAGTCCTCAGCGTGTACCTGGGAGCGATGTGGACAGATATGTGCAAGAAGAGAGGCGGGAGGAAAGCCCAATACATCGATCCACACGATGCTGCTCTGATGATATTCGATGCCTGCAAGCAGTATCCTGGCGGAGAGCAGACGGAGATCGTGATAGATCGGGTCAGTCAGAAGGGGAAGCGATGAAACTTTACGACCAAGTGCCTCATTTGAAGAAAGTGGTTAAGCGGACGGGATACATCGATCTTCGGTCTCTGCTGTTCCTCCACAATCTGGTAACGCAAGTGAAACCGGAAGTGGTGATTGAGCTTGGGACAGGGTATGGGTGCTCTGCGATATTCATGGCTCTGGGAGATCCAGAGGTCACAATCTATACGGTTGACGATTACAGAGGTGATACTTCAACGCATCTGTGGATCTCGAAAGCAAATGTTGAGGAGTGCGGGGTTGAGGATCAGGTTATTCTGATTGATGGGGATAGCCGGAAGAAGATTGAAACGGGAATACTTGCTGAAATGGTTTTCATGGACGCTTCCCACAATCCAAAAGATATGACTGATGAATTGCAAGCACTCAGAGGCAATCTGAAACAATCCCATATCTTGGTGATCGATGATGTTTATTCTGTCGATCTTGATAGATTCGCTTCCGATCTTTTGAAGTCTGAAGTGTACCAGGAGCTTCATGTATTTCCATTTCATAATGGGGTAGCGGTATTGTCAACTGACCCCGGAATGAACAGGAAGAAGATAACAGATGCTGTGAATGGGGTGTACGATGCCTGAGCGATGCCTATGCGGTAACACAGAGCTGGAAATTAGCACCAGGGAGGGCTTTGTTACGTCTGGGACAGGCCAATCTATGCCCAGAGAGCTTGCCCTGGCCACATGCCCCAAATGCTTAATTGTCAGGCAGGTTCATTTGCCGTTTCAAACCGAAGAAGAGTGCTTGGACTATTATAAGAACGAATATCCGCCTGTCGGGGATAAATATTCGATCAAAAACTATGGAAATGATCTGGATCTGGCCCGGAAAAGGTTTTCCTCCTATCGGATAGACAGGAAATCCAGGCTGCTCGACATTGGATCAGGCAGCGGAGCATTCATCGATGTATGCAGGGGAAGGGGGATCGAGGCTGTTGGCTGTGAGATCGGGGAATATCATTATTCTAAAACGGAGGAATTTACATACCAGAAGCGATTCGAGGATGTCCATTTCCCCACCGATCATTTCGGGACAATTACATGCCATGACGTTGTCGAGCATGTACTCGATCCGGTTGGATTCCTGGCAGAAGTGTTTCGCGTCATGGATCAAGGCGGTGTGGGCTTCATCGAGATCCCGGATTTCTTCCATGAGAAGGGTGCTCATCACTGGAAGTACGCCGAGCATATCTGGTTTTTCACGCTGAAGCAATTCTCCGGGCTATTGGAGGATGCCGGATTCAAGGTTGTCTCAGTCAATAAGCCGGTAGAAGCAAAAGCGGTGTTCAAGGTACAGAAGCCAGCGCAGGCCCGCCCGTCAATCCTCCTGCCTCCGGGTATTGGGGATTCTTATTGGGAGCTGGTCAAGTTGGAAGCCTTCTTGGAGAGGGAGAATCTTGGTCTGCCGGACATCTATATCGCCAGCAGACACGCAGACTCTTACAATGCCCATGACAGGGCTTTCCCTTTTATCAGGATGGTTCCGTTTGTCCATTCAGCGGATCAGGTTCGGAGTATCGAGGGGAAAAGCAACCGACCCCTATGGAGAGAAGCGTATTGCAGATGCGGGAATACGGTGTTCCCGAATGTGGCGAAATGCGATTATTTCATAAGCCATAACGGATACATGGGGAAGGGGTTCGCGCTTGATAAGGTTGATCCTGATTTGAAATGCCATTGGGACATCCCGCTGTTCGTGTCATTGGAGCAGGAGGCTTTCAGGAAACAGGTAGCCGAGCGATACGGGAAATACGTCGTTTTCTATTTCGTATTCCAGGGGACATATCAGCACTGGGTAAAAGAGTTCCCCCTGGTCGAGATTATCAGCTACATCAAATTCTTCGCAGAGAAAACAGGATACACGCCAATTCTTGTGGGCGCTCCTTGGGATGCGAGCAACCGGGTGTTGAGGCATTTGAAAAAGGCTTCCGGCTGTGTGGATCTCCTGGGCAAGACTACGCTTGACGAGGTATTCGGGCTGATGCGCGGAGCGGAGATGGTTGTGGGGTTCCCCTCCGGGCTTACCATCCTGTCAACGGTTCTCGGAGCAAAGACGCTCATTATCTGGAACGATTATTACAATAGCCAGTTCGCCTGGAATTCATGTCCGCCATATACAAAGGACAAGACGTATTTCACGGTGAATACGAAAAGCCTCACGGTTGAGAAGCTGATGGTAAAAAGCATGTCGGTTTTGGATTTCCCGCCCGTAAAGATCGAGAAGAAAGCGGAGAAGCGCAGCGTGAATGGAACCAGGACTGTGGCCTGCGTCCTCAGATCCGGCGGTGACTTCACACTCGATTACGTTGTCAAGCTGAAGAACGCGGTTGCGAGAAATACGACAGTCCCTCACGACTTTGTCTGTCTGACGGATATGGATATAGATCCATCCATCTGCAGGAGTGTAAAACTGGAGAAGAATTGGCCTGGATGGTGGTCAAAGGTCGAGCTGTTCCGGTCGGATCTAACTCATAGTGAGATCGTAATCTACTTTGATCTGGACACGGTAATCACTGGGAACATAGATAAGCTACTCCAGGAGGATTTTACTGTAGCTGCCCTCCGGCCCTGGAATAAGAAGAACCTGGAGGCAGGTCTGTTTGCTTCCGGCATCATGGCATGGAGGAACAGCGGGACATACTCTTTCATCTACGAAAAGTTCGATTCATCCATGATAGAGCGATATAACCGGGGGGACCAGCAGTACATCTCCGAGACATTGGCAGATTATGGGGAAACCCCGAAATATCTCCAGAGCTTGATACCTGGGATCTATTCTTACAAGAGGAATTGCAATAAGGGTTTACCGGAAGAGGCGAGGATCGTCTGCTTTCATGGCCGACCACGGCCTCATCAACTTAACCAAGGTTGGGTGAAGGAGAATTGGAGATGAAAAGAGAAGCGAAGGTCTGGGGAGAGCGATGGCTAATCAGGCAAGATTCAACTCATGCGGTTTCCTATCTGAAGATCGAGAAGGGGTATGAATGT